TTTAATTTATCTATTTCTTGTAAACTAGAAACATTAAATTGATTTATAGAGTTCATTAATGCTTGTTTTGTTAAAGGGAAATTAAGCATATCAGCTATTCTTAAACTTATATTTTCACAAGTTCTAACTGTTAAATACATCATTGATTGTAAGATGTGTTTAGTAGCTGTGTTGGATGCAGCAGCTGCTAATTTTTGTAAACCAACTAATGAATCTTTATTTGGTTGACTACCATCTCTAGCTTCATTTAATCCCGTCACATCACGTATCATTTTTAAATAATACTCGTATGTTTGTACAAGTGCTTGTATTTTACTTATACCTGACGATGTTTGTAATTCTTGAATAGGTACTTTACCTCTATTAGGATCGCCATCTTGTGTTAAGCTTCTACCAACAATACTACCAGTTTGGAAATACATGTTTAAAGCTTCTTGTGGATTATAATTAGTACCATTACCTAAATCAACTTCAGCTAAACCATCAACATCTACAAATACACCATCTGGTACCATACGTGAAAGTACCTGTTGTATTTTTAAATGAGTTAACTGAATCATATCAGCAAAACCAATACACTTACTTACAACACTTTCAATACGACCTTTGTACATTCTAGGTGCTGTAATACTATAATTCATTTGAACTTTTGTTTGATCACTAAATGGTCTGGTCATGTTTTCACACATCTCCCATTTAAGCATTTTATCAAACCCTAAAACTTTAGCACCACTATATAAAACCTCAATAGCCCTATGTACTTTGTTAAAGTTGTCACTGTCAGGTGGATTAAATGTATCGTCTTTTTCTAAAGCTTTTTCTAATCCTTGATCTGTTTGTTTTATTTTAAATACTTGATTTGAATATGTTTTATATTCAAAGTATAAAACTTGAACAGTATTATAATTATCATCTATACCGTAATAACCTCTAGTATAATTAGAATCTCCTGGATATTTTTGTATTTCTTCTAAATCTTTATCAGTTAAATCAGGAAATTGTTTTTTAACTTCTTGTAAACTCATTGATTTAACTTCACCAACATAATATAAGTCTTCAAAGTTAGGATCTTCAGTATAAGAATATACTAAATTTGTAGGATCTACATAATCAACAGTAACTCCATTTGCTAAATTAAAATCTGTTTTAACAGCTCCAATACCAAGCACAACTAAGTCTTGAGCTAAACGCTTTTTAACTTCATCATACTTATTATAATCTAAAACATTGTTTATAACTTCTTCTTCAGCTATCTCAATACTTTGTTTATAATTTAATTGTAAGAATAAATCTAATTCTTCTTGACTTAATGGTAGTTTTTCTGGTTCAGGTGAAGCATAAAAATTTCTTCCTGTAGCTTGATTAAGCTGTTCAATCATTTCTTTGTTTTGAATATCTCTCAAAGCATTGAAAGCAAAATCAGTTCTTTCTTTAATAGCATATGGATCTGACGCAAAAGATTTTATTTCATATCCTTTATCAGTCATACCATTTACAACTATATCTACAAATTTAGATAAAACCGCTACAGGTTTCCAGTCTAAATTTAAATAACTTAAGTCACCATTAATTGATAACTCATCTTTATATTTTTGTACAGACTGCTCGCCTCTTGCATAAAGTCTTAAGTTATGAAAGTATTGCCAGTTGTTTCCGAACCTACCTCCAACGCCAAGTCCTCTGTCACCTCTGAACCACTCGTTCTCAATAGCTCTTCCAACGGCATAACCGTATTCATAGCTTTGTTTCTCTGCGTCTGATACTACTTGACTCGGAAAAGAACTATTAGTATTAGTATAAATCATCTATTTTATTTTAAAAGATAATACAACAGGCTTCTTTTGCGTTTTATAAACTGGCGTGTATTTGTTTTTATTACAAGCCATAATAGCTAAACCAGAACTAATACTAGCATCGTGTTTTGTTCTGTTGTTTATATTAAACTGCGCCCAGTCTTCTAATGTTTTTTGAAAATACATTTGACCATATCCATGCTCTAAAATACCGACATGATCTTCTATATATGTTTCTATAGCAGCAGCATGTGCTTGCTTAATATCCTCACTTGAATTTGGTATACCACCTATTTCTTTTTCAGCAACCGAAAGTTTATTGTAAACTTTATCAGGTCTATTTATAGAAAACTGTCTATAACCTCTACGTTTTAAATAATACAATAATCTTGGTTTATTATTCTCTGCGAGTATTGGCATACCATAAAAATGTAATGCCATTAATACATCTTCAAAAAATATTTCAGCTGTTTGAGGTCTTGCTATATATTCTAAAAAGAACATATTAGCTGGTGCCATTTCCATACTAAATTTAGTTAAACCGTGGAAGGCACCTTTTGATCCTCGCTTATCTACAGTTCCTGATATATCATAACTGTCACAACCAAAAGCACCAACGTGTTCATTACCTGGATACTTCACTCCATTTTTTATAATCACACGATTTTGCAAATGCGCAGGTGGAACCCAAGAAACTAAAAATCTACCATTGTTATTTGGTATAAATCTTACCAATGTATCTCTTTTGTCACCCTCCCATTGAAAACTACCACGAGTAATCAATGATTTATTTTTTATATCTTCATTAAAATCTATTTGTTCGTATATTCTAGTTAGATTAAATAAAGATTCTTTTGCTTCATCTCTAAAAGCATGTTTCTCTGTACGTGGAAACTGCCTGTAAAATTCATTTAAACCGTCTTGATCATTTTTTAAACCATCAACTTCGTTCTGCCAATAATCAATTACACCTATATTTATAATTTCACCATGTGGTCCTTTGGTAATTTCTTTCGGAGTGTCGAATACAGGTAATCCATAAGAATCAATGTATCCTTCGTAGTTCCATTCCATAGGTATGAACAAACTATATAATCCCGAACTAGTCTGTCCGTTGCGGTTTCTTTTTGTGACATCTGAGTCATAGTATAATTTTTTAAAATTATCACCACCTTTTTCAAGTGCATTACTAGTTGACCCCATCATACACTTACCAACTACTCTACTACCTAATCTTAATGTGGTTTTCGTAACCCTCCAGTTGTTGAGGATGTTGTTCGGCTTCTCCCACTTCCCCGATTCATCATGGACGAGGAGTTTGAGTTTCTCTCCATCGTAGGAGTTATCACCCGTGTTCTTCCAGTCGATCGTGGTGTCCAGTCCCTGGAGATCCGGTACGGCTTCGTTTGCGATGAGCTTACGTCGGGTAAGCTTACTGGCTGGGACACGGTAGGCGAGCTCGGTCTTTGGCCTGTCCATACCGTCCTGTATCGGTTTGAAAAAGAAGGGGTAATTAACCGATATGTCAGAGGATATGGTTGCCAAATTAACGACCTCTCCGGATGCCATAAATGAGAACCCAGAACGCCTGTTCTTAAGGTAGCACATCCCGTAAGACCGTACGTCGGCTTTACAAGCCTCCCAGAATAAAAAGAATAATCTGTTTGACTCACGGTAGTTTGGAGCGCCCACGTCGATTTTAGACCACTGCAAGTACATGTAATGAGACCCAGTAATATAAGTAGGAACGTCTTTGTTATAAAACCAAAAACCTTCCTCCCTACGGGTAAATTCTTGGTCAATATATTCATACCAATTTTCTTTAAAATTACTAGGGTATTTATCCCAATCAAATACCGTCTTTATATTTTTTAATTCTTTAGGATAATCAAATCTACTCCATTTATTATCTTCAAACTTATGTATATTGTTTTCTTTTGGTAAAGCTATTTTAAGATTTTGTATTTCAATAATCTCTCCTACTTCACCAGTTTTACTTATAACAACCACGTCATGTTCTACATCATAACCATATTCCCACTTTTTATAGCGATTGTTTTTTTTAAGTATGGAAGGTTTAATGTGATCTTTTAATACTTTATATAATTCTTGTTGATACATTATCTAGATCTTCCTTCAGCAAAACCTTTAAAACTTTTTTCTTTTGTTTTCTTATCAGCAGATTCAAGCATAGCTTTTTCTTCTTCTATTCTGTTAAGTATTTCAAAAGCATCAAATATAGCTAGCTTTTTTGTAGCAGCCGCGTTCTTTAATCTATCAGCAGATACATCATCTTCAGTATTAGTGATGATTTGTTCTTCTGCTACTTTAATTAACTCTTTAACCGCTTTTTGCCCAGCTTGGATTATATTGAGTTTCGCTTCTTTCGTATTCATATTTAATTACAATGTCTCTGGTTCGCATACAATATAGTAATTCGTTTTCAACAATAAACTCAAACTCACTATTAGGTGTAAACCCAACTACTTCATTTACTTTTAAATTATTTGCTTCTAACGAATTATTTGTATATTTTAGTACTCCAATATGTTTTTTCTCTTTATTTAAATCTAGATCGTCCTCATTAACTATAGGAGCAACAAAACATCTATCACCAAGACAAATCCAATCATTGCCTTTATTATACATGTATATTTGATCTATTTGACAGAAGTATTTATTATCTGTAAAGTATTTACTACTGTTAACTTCTTTACCTTGATGATTGTAATATCTTCTAAATATATTGTGGTGTACTAATACCTTATCACCTTTACTTATAGGTGTAGTATATGCTAATGGTGTCGCAACAACAACAGCTTCGTTGTTAACGAATTTATGATTTTCTATTTTTGAATTAAGTATTAACTTCTTATCGCCAACATTAATCTCATTATCATACCGCTCACCAAGCGGTTCAATGATAAAGTCGTATACACTCCTCATTAATACTCTAAGTCATATTCAATGGATATAGCCATGTTAGAATTAAACTTCTTCCATGGCAATACCTCATTATTCTTTTTTATATGAATGTTATAAGAGTTATCGTCTTCATCAAACAAAATATACGCAATAGTGTGGCCACCATAAACTTCTTGACCAACAGAATAATGCATTGCGTCATTTTTGTAATCAGAGCCAATACTGATTTTTCTTATAACGTTACTCATTTTCTTTCTCTTCCTCTATCGGTGTATATTCCCCTGTTTCTAAATTTATATTAACAGACCCATACTCTTCTTCAAGTTCTTTTTTCAAAGCTTCAATATCTTGATTGATACCAGCCATTTTATGAAGCAAAGCATGCTTATTAGCTTCTAATCTACCTATTTGATTTACAGTTTGATTTAGTTCAGTCTGTTGTTCTAAAACTTTATCTAGTTGTTCTTTTTTAATTTTTGCCATAATTTAATTTAATTTGATTGTTTATTTGTATTTAATCTATATAATCATCTTCATAATTTTCAGGAAGATAACTTTCCATATCTGCTATTTGTTCAGCAGTTAAAGCGTTTTTATAAATATCTTGTGCTAATACATATTTAAAGTGATCTTTTATTATTTCAACTTTTTTATTATTTGATATTTGATCGAAGTGCATGGGTAGTTGGTTTAGAATATTATCTATACCTTCTTGACCTGGACGCTCCATAGTCGCTGTATTTCTTTTTATACTCATTATTTAGATTTTTATA